TTCTTCTTTGTCTTTTTTACGTTTACTTCCCATCTTCACAGACCTCCATTTTTAGCATGTAAATAAAGAGGTGACAGGATCGTCACCTCTTCTTCAAGTATTAGTCGTTTAACATCGCGGCAATTTCAGCTTCGATTTCATCTTCAGACTTACCACCTGTGCTCTCAGAGCTTACAGGCTTCTCTTCAGCAGGCTTTTTCTCTGCTTTCTTCTCTTCGCCTTTTGGTTCAGTAGAAGAAGCTACAGTGCCTTTTGAATCGTCTGAGCTATCATCGTCAGAAGTGTTATCGCCTGTTAAGATAGCTAAACGCTTCGCGTAATCGCGAGGAGTGGCCAGTTTTTCCAAGTCATTCAGCTTTTCTTTCCAATCAGGAATACCAATCGGAGTCTGCTTCGGACGGGCATTTGTTTTGTACTCTGTGTCCAGCTTTTTACCGGATTTAGTGATGATAATATCATAGCCCTCTTCTGGGTCAGTGATATCACCATAGTCAGGATCGACGATAATTCCAAGAATGTCAGTAAAGATAGTAGAGCCACAACCATAAGCTAATACTTCACCATAACCTTCTTGACCTTCTTCGATAGAACGGTCAATAATGTTAAAGTAATAACGGTTAGAAGCTTTCATACGCTTCGCTAACTTCTCATCATCAGGATCCTTCGTTTTCCAAAGCTTATCAACGTATTCGTGAATTGGGCAGTTAGCAGGTGAGCTATCCAACGGGATCGTTACCATTTTACTGTCAGGTCCCACGTTATAGCGTACCTTTGCTTCAGAATAAAATTCTTTGCCCTCAGCAGCAGGTAAAATACGGATAACGTTTCGTCCATCTTTCGGCTTCCAAAAGTCAGCACGTCCGCCACCACTTTGTTTGTCTTTTACCTCTTGCATTTTACGTTTTAAAGCTTCAATATCTAATCCAGCCATCTTCTAATTCCTCCAGTGTTTGTCAAGTTTTTATCAGGTTTATACAGGACACCGCATTCTACGGTGTCTGCGTCAGACGAGGAAGTTTTCCGGACTTGTCGGTTGTAGGGGAGGGCAACCTACCCTCATCTGACCTAGACACCGCAGAAAACGAGTACAGCTGTTATTAACTTGTTTAATTTTCTCGTTGCGTAATCATCTTTGCTCTCGCTTTTAAGTCGTCAGCTACGCTCTGACTACCTTTTGAAGTATCTTTAGTACGAACTTCGCCAGAGTTGCCATTACCGTCACGGATATGAGCACCAACGCTAATAAGCATTTCTTTCCGATGTTCAAAAGCCTTTACCACCTTTTCCATAGTTGAAGCGTTCTTATTAGCCGTATTATAGCTAGCTAACTTTTCATCATAAACAGGATCTAACTTAATCTGACCTTTAACCATCGCTTCAGTTATCTTGATGCCTTCATCTTTAAGAGAAGCACGAACACGCTTGTCAGCTCTCGCTTCTTCCTTTTCGAGTTCAGCTTCAGCGTAATCTCGTTGTAGCTTAAGACGTTCAGTAACCGCACTCCACCAAGCATACTTTCCTGGTTGTTTCATAAAGTGCTCAGTCAAGTTACCTTCTTCAATCTCTAGCTCTTCACGGATATTAAACGTTTTTGTTTCACCGTTAGCAAGCTTAAGCGTAACGTCCAGGAGGTTTAAATCGCCTAACTCAATAATCATTTTCGCAAAGCCCCTTTCTTAACTTACACCTAATAAAAGCGCGGTTTCAACTTTTTACTCTGGGTTGTCAACTAATTAGTCGAACTTTTTGTTTGGATAAAACTTCAAACCCTCGTTCCTCCCAGAAACGGATAAACTTTGCAGTACACTTAACCTCGATGCCCTGCTCTGTGTTTTTCATAATGAACGCATCGCGTTTCTTTCTAAGCTCTCGTAGCTCTTTCGTAGTAAACATGATAAACCTCTCCTTATATTTATGTATTTTCGATTTATATACACTAATATAAGGAGAGTCAACAACTTTTTACTCCGTAGCCAACAGAGGTATTCCGGCTTTTTCGTAATCTTTCTTTTTCTTCTCTGCTACTTTTCTATCGATATACTCAAACACACCCTCAGCAAGCACCTCTTCGATGTCATCAATGCCCACTAGAGAACCATAGTCCCTACCAACCTCAGCATCAGAAACAATCGGTACAGTTATCCAGTCAAAAGGCAAATGCTCCATTACGTGTTTCATAATCTTGTAGACCTTCTTCAACTCAGGTACGTAAACGTCAGCCACGATACTATCGTGAACCGTGATAGCTAGACAAGACTTTAAGTTAAATTTTCTGAACATCTTGTTAATCATAACAATAGATTTAAGCGTCATCGACGATCCCGTCCCTTGGATTGGTGAATTGACACCCTGCCTAAAGGAATCGGCTTGAATACCTCTGTCGTTTGAGTCAACTCCTGGGAGTCTACGACGGAAACCGGCTAATGTCTCAACATACTTCTGTTCTTTAACTTGTTTCTTTGTTCCATTAATCCAGTTTCTAACACCTTGGAACTCTTCGAAGTATTTCGCGATGAAGTCTTCAGCTTCTTCAAGAGACACACCCATATCTTGAGCTAGGGATCGCGCTCCTTTTCCGTAGAGCAACCCAAATCCGACGGCTTTTGCAGCTGTACGCTGGTCATCTGTTACTTCTGACTCAGGAATACCGTGAACCTTAGATGCAACGTATCTATGAATGTCTTTTCCATCTTTATACGCTTGGATAAGGTTAGGGTCACCAGAGAAGATGGCAGCCACACGAAGTTCTAATTGAGAATAGTCAAACTGTACGATTACACCGTCAGCACCAAACCGACTAATAAACAACTTTTTCGGACCATAGTGATAAGAGAACTCACGTGGGTCATTCGTTTTTCGAGGGAAGTTCTGCGCGTTCGGCTTCTCAGAACTCAAACGGGAGGTTACTGTGCCCGTTAAGTTAAAGCTAGGATGTACAAGTCCATCGTTACCTATCCATTCAACCGCAGGAGCTATATACGTCCCATAAACTTTCTCTAATTTACGCCACTCACTCATTAAGTTCGCGATAGGATGTTTGTCTTCCAGATATGCTAATGTTTCTTTACCCGTTGAGTAATCTTGAATCGTTAGTTGATTCTTAGATTTAAGCTTACCTTTATCTGTCAGGAATGGAGTGTCCAACCCTAGCTTCTCAAATAGAAGCTCTCGCAACTGGTTCGGTGAACTAAAGCTAAACTTAAAGTTTTTAAACTTGTCCCACTTCAGTATCTCTGGGTCACGGTCTTCTTTTGGTTTCTTCATTTCTAGCTTACGACGTTCGAACATATCTTGCTTTTCGCGTTCTATCTGGACAATCTCAGGGAACATACGAAGTTTATCCTCAATTTGCGCTATCTTCTTTAGATAAAGCCCTTGGAACTCTTCAGCACGCTCTCTATCCAGCTTTATACCGTTAACCTCTAAATCTCGTAAGGCTTCTGAAGACTCCATATAAAGCTCGAATAAGGATGGCCACTTCTCGTGTTCGTCTATCTTCGGATTAAAGACTTCGTATAAACGCATTGTACAGTCTACGTCAGCAGCAGCATACTCTCGGAGTATTTCCCAGTCAATCATATCGTAGTTACCCACGATCCCGTTTTCTTTCTTATAGTCGTCCAACGCGTTATCATAGCCACCCATATCGGTGAGCTCCCACGCTAACTCTTTAAGCCCGTGACCACCACGCTCCTCACTAACAGTGATATAATGGGCAACCATCGGGTCGAACGCATATCCTTGGGTATCAATATTATAAATAGCTTTCAGCCACTTCGTATCGAACTTACCGTTATGTCCCATCTTTTTAACCTTCGGATTCTCCATCAAGTTACGGATACCAGCAACTAGCTCGTTAAGCTGGTCACCAGTCCACTCAAACTGTCGATGCTCCAAAGGTATCGTAACACCATAGTGTGTCTTATCGGTTAACGAGATACAGACAATCTTAGAATCATCACGGAAAGGGTCAAGTCCAGTGGTCTCTAAGTCAAATACGATGATGTCAGAGTCAGCTTCTGTATTAAGCCTTTCAATCTCGGCTAGTGCTTCATCTAACGTTTCAAGATATCTGTAGTCAACCTCTTTCTTCTCTAGGAAAGCGTCACCCTCTTTAATAAGCTTACCAAGGTTTCCTAAGTCGGTTGTGAAGTTCTTCGCGTGTACCGGCTGTCGGAAGATTGTCGTAGGGTGTACCATCGGGAAGATAATGCGGTCATCCTGCTTAATCGCTTTACCACGGAACTTCGTAATACCTGTTTTGTTCATGATCTTCTTAAGAGCCACGTTACCCATCGGAACGATAATTTCAGGGTTTACTATTTTAATCTCAGCTTCCAGATACGGGTTACAGTTCGCAATTTCGTCTCTTGAAGGCTGTCTTTGCACGCCCTTATCGTCTGAAGGGGTCGGGCACTTAATAGCCCCTGTAAAGTAGCAATCTTTGTCTACGTCAAGCCCTATTTGACTCAGGAGGTCACGGAAAAGGTTTCCAGCCTTACCATTCATCCACAGACCGTCGTCACTCTCAAAGTCAGTGGGATTATCAGCTACAAACATAATCTTAGCCGACTTTCTACCTGTACCCATCAAGCAGGGCACGCACGTTTTGGAAATGTCGCATTTATCACAATTCATTTAATCAACCTCCTACTTAATTAAAGGCGGGAAAGGCATAATTTACTCCGTTGAACAAGAAAGAGCCGTAGCAATAAGCCCCAGCCCTAACCTGAACGAAATAATTAGCATATCATCATATTGTCAACTGTACGAAAGAACTCGATTATTTTTTGGATAAGTAAACTAGCTTATTTCTTTTTCATGTAATCTTCTGGATTTAACTCCGACACCGTTGCAGCAAGTTTCTTAGCTGGTTTAAACTTCAGGTTCACAGAAGCTGGAATTTGAATTTCTTCACCAGTTTGAGGGTTGCGTCCTTTACGAGCTGGATGTCCGTTAGGCTTTAAAGTGAAGAAGTCAACTAGGTTAATATCATCGCCAGCTGTTAAGCCTGATTTAATTGCGTCACGGAATAAGTCTACTGCTAGGCTTGCTTCCTTTTGTGTTAACGCTTTGTCTGAGTTGTCTGCCATGTACTTTACGATATCTTCTTTATTCATTTCTTGTTACCTCCAAAGGATAATAGTTTTATATGTTAGCCCTTATCGAGCTTACAACCTAATAAAAGGGAGTAAACAGCAATTTACCCCCAGCTGTCAGAAATTATTTTTCAACCAGTTTTTAAAACCAGCAGGATCAGTTCTTAAAAGGTATGTTGCCCACAAAACCCCGTAGTTAGCTGTGTCACCTACAGTATCAATTTTGGTCTCACCAACTTCATCTGATTTACCATCAACGATGAAGCCCTCAAGACGGTCAAACTTTCTAGCGAGATTCATAAAAACCCCAACTTCTTTTCGTTTTTCCCAGCTGTTGCCGTATGAACCTTCTTTCTTGTACTGAATCTCAGAGAGGTACATAGAAACATAAACGAAAAGAACGTTGTCACGTCTAACTTCCATATCTTCCTTAAAATAAGGTAGCTTCGAGTAAAACTCATAAAAGCTTTCAGCTTCGTCACCTTTGATTCCAATATTTTCCTCTAATATTTCAAGAACAGCTTCTTTAATCAACTAAATCAACCTCCAAGAAGTTTAATATTTTCTTTTTAGCTTCCTCAGGACGCCTTTTAATTTCGCGTTCCCAGATGATAAGCAGTTTAATACCCTGCGACTTATAAGCAGTATACTTACGCTTATCACGCTCTAAAGTATCCAGCTGTATCTGAGAAAGGGTTTCATAATTCTTTTCTGGGTTAACATGAAAATAGTCACCGTTTACCTCGATTATTCTGTCTCCTAAGAAGAAGTCAGGTATGAAAACACGCCCGTTTATTTCCAGCTTTTTCTGCTCTTGATACGCGACAGCAAGTTCATCCAAGAAGTTCTTAACAAAAACTTCGATTTTAGTTCGCTTTTTATTTGAAAACTTTCTAAAATGCGTCCTCTGAAACTCAACTGGATCCTTGTCGTATAACTCTTTTGCTCTTCTGGAAAACTCCTTTGACATCTTTTCTCGAAACTCTTTAGTTTTCCAACGTTCCTTCAGTGACTTTGAAACAGCAGGTATTATGTTGTTACGGTACTCTTCAGACTTCCAGCACTCCCTTACTGCTTCACCGTTGTTCACATAAACGCCTTCTTCCCAGAGTCTGGTTGTCTGTTCTCGCATCTTTTCTTGGTATTCAGTGTCTTCCCACTGACTTTTCATTCTGTTACCAAGCTCTTCACGCTGTTTAGGGTCTTCCCAACGCTTTTTCAAAGCGTTTCCAAGCTGTGTTTTATAGTCAAACTCTCTACGCTCAACCCCAGTTTCTTCAAATCTAGTGTAAAGCCACTTCTCCCCAACACGGTTTTCATACCCGTTTTGTTCAAGTAGCTCGTTGAACTTGTTCATAAGGTCGGTTCTAAACAACCCCTGTTCAAGGTGAAGTAACTCTAAAACGCCCTTCATGTCAGTTTTGTAAAAATCTTCAAAAAACTTTATTACCTCTTTACGTTTAAGTTTAGTCATAACTTTACCTCCCATACGCTTCTTCTTTTAGTATACTATACACGAAGCGTAATAAGAACATCAGTTTATAACCCAACCTTCCATGTTAATTTTGTCTTCAACAAACGAAGCATAGTCAAGCCAGTTAACAGACGTCATAGCATTCTTATCATCGAAGTAGATGTCAGCCCCTAATTTACGAGCTACATCAGGATAATACTTTTCGATAACCTCATGATACTGCTCATTAAGCTGGCAGAACACATAAGCAATTCCACTTTCCATCAAGAAGTCGATAGCTTCTCCTAAGCTGTCACCCGTTCGACAAGTCCATAAAATTAACTTGTACCCCTTATTATGCCAGCTTTTTAACACATCTTTACAATTCGGTTGTAATACCAACCTTTTACCCATATCAGGTTCAGTGGTAATGTTGCCGTCAAAATCCACACCAATAATTAGTTTACCTTCAATAGTCTGCTTCGTTTTAGCCATATTATTTACCTCCAGAACGTTTTATAGGAAGAGGGGCAGTTTACCCCTCGCAACTTATTTACCTTCGATATACGCCTTTTGAGCGTCTGTATAGTGGCTGTATAAATCTTCAAACTCTTCGATACCTTTATACTT